ATAAGGCGGATCTGTCTGGTCTGCAGTCAGAGCAGGAGCGGCTGGCTTCTAATACGGAACGTCTGAATAAGCTGTTTGCGGCGACTGGATCCAGTGTGGATGATTACGCGGACGTGCTGGGGAGCCGTTTGGTGACGGCGATCCGGAACGGGACGGCTTCTTCTGACCAGCTGAAAACCGCTGTGGAGAAGATCGGGAAAGCGGTCACCGGCGGGAAGGCGGATATCAAGCAGCTGACCGCCGCCCTGGACACGGTGGATGACGGGCAGGCCGTGCGGAACCTGATTGAAGACCTGAACGGCGTGGGAGATGCCGCCCGGGATGCCGCGGATGACATTGGGGAGATTGCCCAGGCGACCAAAGGCGCCGCCCTGATGGAAGTTGCCGACCAGTTATCTGTGGTCGGGGATAAGATCCAGGATGTGGGCGATAAAGCGGTATCCGCTTATGCGGAGACAGAGACTGCTGTCTCTAAGGTGAACGCTTACTTCGGGGAAACCGGGGAGGCGGCGGAAGCCAGCGCGGAGATTGTGAAAAATGTGTATGGATCCGGTGTGGGCCAGAGCATGGATGCGGTGGCGGAAGCGGTCATCATAGTCAAGAAGAATCTGGGGGATCTGGGAGATACCGACCTAACCAACCTGACGAAACAGGCGCTGACGCTGGAAGAACTGTACGGGATTGACATGAATGAGACCCTCCGGGGTGTCAACTCTCTGATGAAGCAGTACGGCATGACGGCCCAGGAGGCCATGGATTATATTGTCCGGGGTACCCAGAACGGCCTGGATAAGACCAATGAACTGGGGGATAACCTGTCCGAGTATGCCGGGAAATTTGAGCAGGCGGGGTATTCCGCTTCGGAGTATTTCCAGCTTCTGCAGAACGGTCTGCAGGGCGGGGCGTATAACCTGGATAAGGTTAATGATGCCATCAACGAGGTGACCACCCGTCTGGCGGACGGAACTATCGGGGATGCTATTGACCTGTATTCCCAGAAAACCCAGTCCCTGTTCCTGGCATGGCAGAATGGAGAGGCTACCCAGAAGCAGGTGATCGATTCCATTGTGGCGGATATCGCAAACTGCACCAACGAGCAGCAGGCCCTGAATATGGCGGCGGAAGCCTTTGGCACCATGGCCGAGGACGGGAACCTGAAATTCATTACTTCCCTGACTTCCGTGGGAGAGACTTATGACAGCGTAGCCGGATCTGCGGAAAATCTGTTCAGCCAGATCCAGACACCGATGCAGGAGATGGAGGCGAATACCCGGAAGCTTCAGCAGGCGCTGGTTCCCCTTGGGGAAAAGATCGTGGAGTTGGCCAATGTGGTTCTGCCGCCTCTGGTGGCCATTATTACGGCAGTGAGCGAGGTATTCGGGATGCTGCCGGAACCGGTACAGAATTTTGTCATCATCCTGGGCGCATTGCTTGTGGCATTTACCGCATTGACGCCGGTGATCGCGGCCCTGGCGGTGTCCTTCGGGGCGCTGAATATTTCCCTGCTCCCGGTGATCGGGATCATCGCCGGGGTGGCGGCGGCCATTGCCGGAATCATCGCCATTGTGAAAAACTGGGGAGCGATCACGGAGTGGTTCGGGAATCTATGGCAGGTAGTATCCCAGAAGCTGATGGAATTATGGAACGGGGTGGTGGTCTTTTTTACGGAGACCATCCCGGCAGCGTTCCAGATTTTCATCGGCTTTTTTTCTGCGATCCCGGACTGGTGGAGCGGCCTGTGGTCACAGGTATCCGCGTTTTTTACGGATATCTGGAATGCGATCCTGCAGAATCCCATTGTCCAGCTGGTGGTGACAACGCTTACTTCTTTGTGGGAGAACGCGAAAAATACCCTGCAGGGCATCTGGTCGGGGATCTGTCAGATTGCCTCCGGCGCCTTTGAACTGCTGAAAAATGTGATCCTGGCTCCGGTGCTCCTGCTGATCGACCTGGTGACGGGAAATTTCTCCCAGCTTGCATCCGACGCGGCCAATATCTGGAACAATATCAAAAATGCCGCCGCTCAGATCTGGTCGGGAATCCGTCAGGTGGTGACTTCTGCGGCTTCGGGACTGAAGCAGGGCGTGGAGACTGTACTTTCGTCTCTGTCCCAGTTTGCCTCGCGGATCTGGTCCGCTATGAAGCAGACGGCGTCTTCTGTCTGGAACGGAATCAAGACCACGGTGGTGAATATCGCTTCTTCCCTGCGTGAAGCAGCGGTGTCCGCCTTCCAGCGGATGGTCTCCGGGATCGGCTCTGCCCTTTCTGGGCTGTATTCCGTGGTTTCCAATGGATTTTCTTCTGCCATCCGGTTTATTACCGAGTTGCCGGGGCAGGCGTTTCAGTGGGGAAAAGATTTCATCCAGGGACTGGTCAACGGAATTTCCAGCATGATCCAGAGTATGATCAACACAGTTTCCGGTCTGGCTGACCGGATCCGCTCTTTCCTGCACTTCTCGGTTCCGGATGAGGGGCCGCTGGCAGATTATGAAACCTGGATGCCAGACTTCATGAAGGGGCTGGCTGGGGGCATTGAGAAGAACCGGAACCTGGTGGAGAAAGCTGTCCAGGATGTGGCGTCGGATATGGTGATCTCCCCGAAAGTAAATGGGATGGAGTATGGCTATACCGATGGCGCTTTCTCCGGCGGGAATATGTCCGACCTGATCTCCGGGATCTCATCCGCGGTATCGGAAGCCCTGGCGGGATTCTCCGGTCCGCAGGGGAATATTGTGATCCCGGTATATGTAGGCGGTACGCTTTTAGATGAACTTGTGGTGACGGCGCAGGCGAGGCAGAACCTGCGGTCAGGAGGGAGGTAACCGATGGCATTTATACAGTATCTGACTTTTGACGGCACAGCCCTTCCTCTGCCGGATTCTTATGAGGTGCGGATGGATGACGTGGAGGCGGATTCCGGCGGGGAGACAGAGGCAGGGACGGTGCAGCGGGATGTGGTGCGCGCAGGCGTGGTGAGCATCCCGGTGACGTTCTCGGTATCGGCAAAGTGGCTGAAGATTCTGACGGAGTTTAAACAGCAGGAAAAGATCACGGTGGGATATTTTGATACGGAAATGCTGGCAGTGAAAATGGCGGAGATGTATGTGGAAGGATATAAGGCGGCTTTGGTGAAGGATACGTCCCGGAAGGGGCTTTGGACGGTGAGTTTTACTCTAAGAGAATTTTAAAATTGTCATTTCTGCCGAGGAAAAAATGTGTTAAAATAAATCATAGTTCCTGACAATAGAAGTTCAGTCTGTTTAGAAAGAGTTGAGAAAATGAGTAATATATATGAACAACTTTTGTATACAACCTTACGAGTAGAGTGTTTGGATAAAAACGGAAATTTATTTTCAATTGGTACTGGATTCTTATTACAACGCCCTGTAGCTGAAAATAAGATAAAAATGTATTTGGTTTCAAACAAGCATGTGTTATGTGGTGCAGATTCTATTGCGATTTCCTTTACGAAAATGAAGAATGGAGAAGCTGAAATAGGAAATGTGGTTCGAGTTCCTATTACAAAAATTCAAGGGAATATTGTCTCACATAAGGATCCAGATGTGGATATAGCGATTTTAGAATGTACAGGACTTTTCCTTTTATTACCGGATCAATTATATTTTAAAGCGGTTTCATATGACATGTTAGCAACTTTTGAAGAGCCTGAGTTGTCAGTGGCAGAAAATGTTTATTTTATAGGATATCCGGATAATAGATTCGATGAAAAAAATAATTTACCATTGATTCGTACAGGAATGATTGCGAGCCATCCAAAGTACGATTATAACGGAAAACCAATTTTTATTATTGATGCCCAAGTGTTCCCGGGATCAAGCGGGAGCCCGGTTTATATAGACCTGACATATGAAAATATGAAGAATGGACAAATTGTCATTGGGAAAAGAAATTTAAAATTGTTAGGTATAGTATCAGCAACGATGATTAGAAATAATCAGTTAAAATCTATTCAGACAGGAACAAAATTTTTAACAGAAGAGGTTTTAGGATTAGGTATAGTGTATAAAGCGACGGCTATAAAAGACCTAATTGATAGTATGCCTACAGATAATTAATTGTTATACACACTTTTATCAAAGTTTGATAAGCATCAGTCTGAAATGATTGGTGCTTTTTTGATGCCTGGAAACGGAAGGAGGGGTGTCATGTACCCGGTGAGCGTGGCGTTCCTGCAGGCGGTGCAGGGGAACACACGGAAGTATTACTGGACAGGAAAGATCACAACTGCTGCCGGAGCGGAGTATCCGTTCACGCAGGAAGATATTGTGAAAGGCAGCGGCTATATTACGGCCCAGTGCTGCGGCAATTCGGAGATTGAACTGGGAGCCGTGTACGCGGCGGAGATGGGGATCAGCCTGTTCCTGGATATCGACCGGTACACTTTGGAGGATGCGGAAGTGGAACTGTCCTACCACCTGCGGTTGGCGGACGGGACTTACGAAGCTGTTCCTATGGGGATCTTTGAATTGAGCGAGGCCAATCGGACCGTCCATGTGCTGGAATTGAAGGCTTATGACAGGATGCTCCGCTTTGACCGGGCTTTCAATGGTTTTGAGACCATCGGTACTGCTTACGGGATGATGGCGCTGTGCAGTACCGCCTGCGGGGTGGAACTGGCGCAGAGCCAGACGGAGATCGAAGCGCTTCCCAACGGATCGGAACTGCTTTCCATTTACCCGGAGAATGACATTGAGAGCTACCGGGATGTGCTGTATTTTACAGCGCAGGTGCTGGGCGGATTCTTCTGCATCAACCGGGAAGGGAAGCTGGAGTTTCGGCAGTACGGGGAAACTCCGGTGATGGAGATCCTGCAGAAGCACCGGTTTTCCAGCAGCTTTTCTGATTTTGTGACGCGGTACACGGCGGTCAGTTCCACCAACCTGCGGACGCAGACTTCCGAGTATTACGCGTTGGAAGAAGATGGTGGACTGACTATGAACCTGGGTGTCAATCCCCTCCTGCAGTTCGGACTGGAAGAAACAAGGGCGGAGCTGTGCGGGAATATTTTGACAGCTCTGTCCGCAGTCAATTACGTGCCCTTTGATTCGGATACCATCGGGAATCCGGCGCTGGACCTGGGGGATGTGCTGACCTTCTCCGGCGGGCAGGCGGACGCCCAGCAGATTACTTGCGTGACATCCTTTACGGTCAAGATCGGCGGCAAGCAGAGCCTGAAATGCGTGGGGAA